AATATTTGTGGTGTGTTAGCAGTTGCAAAAGTTATATCTGCTCTTTCTTCAAATGTTCCATAAGGATAAGCATTTGTAGATGCAGAACTTAAAGTCAATGGAACTAATATAATCTGTGAATCAAAACCTATACGCTCATTGTAAATTGTAGTTGTGGTTGCACCACCTGTGTTTAAAGTTACTGTGCCATGATTGTTTGTTTTACCATTCATCGCATTGTTTACAACTTCTGATATTTCACGAGGATTTCCACCTTGATAAGGCAATAGTCTATACATTATCTTAATCCCATTTGATTAATTTCTACATCAACACTTACAGCATTAGTCCATGAACCTGTTGGGTTTATAGATAATCTATGATATCTACCAACACTTCTTAATGATGCACGACCCTCTGAAGATGCTGTTGATAATGAACCAAATAATATATTGTCATTTAAATTTTTTCTTGATGCTATTTTAACAGTAGCAGAACCATTATCTATTTGTGGTTTTGCTAAAATAACCATTGAATTATATCCAACTTCTATGTCAGGGGTAATAATTTCAGAGTTGTAATTAGTTCCAGTAAATCCTACAATTTTTGCATTTACTACTCCCGCAAAAAGATATTTACCGCCAATCCATAATCTATCATCAAGTGATGCAGGGATAGTTTCTATAGATGTGTATCCTAATGTAGTATCTAATGCTTCTAGCGTTGTTCCTGATGTAGCAATAGTTCCAATAACATTTGCTGTTGTTTCCGCTCTTGACCATTTTTGAAGTTGTATGTTATATATCAACATACTTCTTCCACCATTAGAATTTTTATAATTCCATACAATAATTTTTTTAACTGGATCAACTGTTGATGATATGCTATTAAGATCAGACAGATCTACGTCATCAAAAAAGTATCTATCTACCTTTTCAGTTCCTATTGGAGAAATAGATATTCCATCACACTGAAAAAATCCTGTATCAGATAAGAAATATGTAATGTTTCCGTATTGTGTAATACTATTACCTTCTAAGCACCCAAATTCTTTTGATATTGTATCAAATTGCCAAAATAATGGTGACCCAGAATATGTGCATCTATAAATTGCTCTTTCTAAAAAAATAAGACCAAACTCTCCACCAACCATCCCAGTTATATTTCCCCCATCTGGCAGGAATTGAAAATCAGATTGACTTGTTGATCCTGAGACCCATGTTGTTTCCGAGTTAATATCAGACCAAATTACTTTATTTGAATTTGTTCCATTGTCTAAATTTCCTGCAAATACAAAATCTCTAATAACAGTAACGTATTTAGCAACAGGGGCATTTGCATCTAAATCTGCAAATTGAGTTGAAGAACCTATTGTCCATGACTGCAATTTATTAGAATTGTTTGCTCCAATAACAACAGAACCAAATTGAGTAAAATTCCAATTAAATGCACTACTATATCCGCCTGACTTTGATACATCATCTAAAGATAAATCAGTATTATCTAATTTAAATATCTTTGTAAATCCTCCTGCAAATACCTGGACTTCACTTCCATATTTACCAACAAATAATGAATTTAAATTTTCACTAGCATCTTGAGAATAATTTTCAACACTAGGAAATGGAGCATATCCTACTCCTGTTGGATAAACATTTTTTGCATCTACAAGTGTCCCTGAAACACCAGGTTGGTCAGGCAACCATTCTCCAAAAACAATTCTTTGATTTGCCATTATACAGTTCCATAAGCAGTTACATTACCAACAACAGTTAAATTACCACTAGAGTCTAATTTTGCTTTATTAGTTCCACCATAAGCAAAGTATAAAACTCCACCTGATTCTGCTACAGTCCAGTTAGAATCAAAACCTAAAGTAGTTAATCCTGTAACACTACCTCCTGTTACAGAAACATTATCTGATTCTTGTGTAGATATAGTTCCTAAACCTAAATTGGTTCTAGCAGAACTTGCTGTTTCACCACCTGTGCCACCAGAAGCAACTGCTAAAGCGTTTCCTGAAACATTACCTGCTTGAAAATCTTTTAGGTGTGCCATGACCTCTCTAATAGCGTTATTAATACCTGCGGGACTACAACCCTCGTTAATATTAATACCATCTACATCTGTATTACTACCTGCGGTAGCATTGTATTCAGATATTTTAGTCTTTGCCATAAGTTATCCTTTTAATTTTAATTCCGTTAATTCCATATTACTGCCAAGCGTGCCTTTAACAAAAGTATTAAAAGCAAGACTTGTTCTTGTGTTATCACCTTGTTTTGTTTCAACCATATGAGTCAAACTTGATGGGAATAAAATAATATCCCCAGTTTCTACTGGAAACCACCATGATGGTGAATTATATATATTCCATTGGTCAGGTTGTATAAAAATTTGATTATATCTATTATGAAAAAATACAATTTTATCTAAATCAATGTCTGCATCAAAATAAAACACACCCGATACTATGCTATTAGAATGTTCGTGTTTATGATGAAACTCATTTTCACCTGTGTAATTTAACCATGACTGCGTAATGTATAAAGATACATCCTCTTTTGGACTGATTATTTTTTTTAAATAATCATCAACATAAATCATGATGTCTTGTTTCAAATCTTTAAAATCTTCAAACTCTAATACATAGTTATCTTTTGAAGTTAAATTGCCTTGATTGTTTCTTGCACTGCCATACAAATTTAAAACTGCATCTTTTTCTCTTTGTATGATGTTTCTGTGTAACTTTGATTGATACACAGGAAATGGAAATAAATGTTCTATATTTGGGTTATTCAACTAAATCCCAAGATACTGTTTCTTCATTCCATGAGTATATATGATTATCATTTGGTTTAGCAACAGGTGCTTGCCATCTGCATGAATCTTCATTTAATATCCATGACGGATATGGTTTTTCTGCAATAAAAGCATCTCTTGTTGCATCATAAGTAAAACCAATGCCTGCATAGTTTTTTCTGAAGTTATTATTATAACTGGTTTGCTTGAAGTTTTTATCGCTACCTAATAATGATTTACAGAACTCTATTCCTGCTGATTCACTGTCTTGTCCGTTTTCGTCAATCATATCAGAATTATCTATGACAATAACTTCTGTAACAATGTTGTTTTCATCTAATATTGCAAAATGTGCCATGTATATTCCTATTGATATTTATATCTAATTACTACAACACCAGAACCACCTGATCCGCCTGTTGACCTTGTTGCTTGTTCTGTTCGACCTCCACCACCACCACCGGTGTTTGCAGTTCCTGGTGCGCCATTACCACTATATGGGTTAGTTGGGTTTATACCACCTGCTCCACCACCACCTGCACCACCATAACCACCTGATCCAGATGTGAAGCAACCGCCACCACCACCACCACCATAAGTAGCACCATTTAACCAAGTATAACCTGCTCCACCATTACCGCCACCTGATGAATTAGAACCTACAGAACCGACAGCATTTCTACCACCACCGCCACCTGCGCCATAGGCAGGTCCGCCTGCTCCACCTTGACCACCGGCATTACCTTGACCTGATGTTCCTGCACCTCCAGGATAACTGACGTTACCAGTACCACCGCCACCAGAACCACCAGATGAACCACCAGAGTTAGGACTACCAGTACCACCTCCACCGCCACCTGTTGATGTTATACCAAATGCTGATGAGTTAGAACCATTACTTCCTTGGTTAGGGTTTGGACTACCACCTCCCGCACCTCCGCCACCAATAGTAATACCATATCCTGTTGCTGATACTGTTGTGCTTCCATAACGAGTACCACCTGCACCGCCACCACCTCCTCGGTCATAACCACCACCCGCTCCTCCTGCAACAACAATATAATCTACTGTGTTATCAGTTCCGACTGTGGTAACAGTAAATGTTCCTGAACCTGTAAATGTATGGTATTTATAGTCACCTGATGTAGTAATTGTTCCACCTGTAGCAACAGTAAAGATAACATTAGATGCGCCATAAAATTGACTTAATGATATTTGACCTGATGTTGGTACAGCATTATTAGCAGTCGCATTTGGAACTAAAGCACCACCTCTATAAAATTCACTCATAGAGTTAGGCGCAGAATCTCCAAATTCTGTTGCTAGATTAGCAATACTAATTTGACCTGATGATTGTAGTGCCATAAATTATTTTCCTTTTAATTCGTCTATTTCTGCTTTTAATTCTTTAATTGCTGAAAATGCTAATGATACTAATTTTGGATAATCAACTGCTAGAGAACCATCTTCTCTTTCTCTGACTGCTTGTGGCAATACTTCTTGCACATCTTGTGCAATCACACCAATGTCTTGCTTTTGAACAAAATAACCATCTGCTCCTCCATGACTATCAACATAATCATCAGTCCAGTCAAATGTTTTTCCACCAATAACTTGAACTTTTGAAACTGCATCTTTAATTTCATGAATGTTTTCTTTAAATTTTTTATCAGATGAGTAGTATGCAGTAATGTTATTTGTTGCTCTTATCTCTCCTGCTGTTCCTGAACCTGCTGTTCCAACACCTAGAGAATTAAACTGCACATTATTTGTAGTTCCTAGACCAATAGATGTTCTTGCTGTTGCGCCTGACTCTGCTACAAAGTTTGTTCCATCACCAACAATAAAGTTTCCATCTGTGACTGCCAATCCTGCAACATCTGCTAATTGTGCATCATATGCCTGAACATTTGTACCGATTACTAAACCTAAATTAGTTCTAGCATCTGCATCTGTTGTAGCACCAGTTCCTCCAGAAGCAACAGGTATAGTATCTCCTGATGTTCCTGCTTGTAAATTTTTTAAATGTGCCATCAATTCTCTAATAGCATTATTTATGCCACTAGGTGCGCAGTTCTCATCAATATCTATAGTATTAATATCCGTATTTAATGATGGGGTTGCACTATATTCTGAAATTTTTGTTTTTGCCATAATTTTACCTTATTGTTTTTATCCTATCGCAGACCATGTTTCGTTACCCTCTGACATTGTAGTCCATTCTCTACCATATACATACAAATCAGCAGTTACTGTTGAGTTACCTGTTATTGAAGTATCTCCTGCATATGTTACTAAACACGCACTAGATGTTCTTGCTAATCCTACAATAAAAGATTCTGCTTCAGCAGTAAACCCTGCATTACCTGTCATCGTTGCATTACCTGCGATACTGCCATTTGCAAACTGAATTCTTATTCCGTCAGCAGTTACTGTTCCTGATGCTATAATACTTGCATCACCAAATTGTGTTTTAATTGCATTTGCAACAATTGTAGCGGTGCTTGATACACTTGCATCAGCATATTGATTACGAATACCATTAGCAGTTACAGTTGCATTAGACGTTATTGTGCCGTCACCATATTTTATACAAGCAGTTGCCCATACACTATCATCAAGAGAAAAGTTTAAAGAGTCTAAACTCCCAAACGCATCTAATGATTCTAGTGTTGTAAATCCACAGGTATCGGCAGGCATATTATGCTAATGTAACTGAAAGTGAACCTGATGCTATCTTTAGCACATCTCCTGATGCGATTGTTTTGCTTGTATCAAGTGTTGAATGATATAACATATTACCTGATGTTGAAGCATCCCAAATAGCAACGTGGGTAATTGTTCCCCATGCCCCGGTGCTTTGGGGGAAGGTTACATCAGCACTGTTAGTTGCTACACCATTAGATGGTGCGCCAAATGTTACTGCTGTTCTAGCGTAAGAACCGCCTGATACTTCTGCACCACTTGCATCATCTTGTGGGTCTGCTGTGTGCAAAGATACATATACTGTTGATGGTGCTGTATATGTTGTTGCTCTTAAAGTGCCATTAATTAAAGCATTTTCTAAATAATTAGACATTTCTGCCATGTTATTTCTCCTATCGTGTTGTTACGTTTAATGAAGTGTTAGGGTAAGTTGCACCCTTGTCGTTTGCCCTAATACTTTGAATTGCTCTATCATATAAACTTGCCCATGTTTGAATTCTTGCATCATTCATCAAATATGGTTCTGTCTCTGCTAGAGTTGCATATAAAAGAGCATCAGGAAAATTTGCTAAATAAACATTACTTGCAGTTGTAGTGCTTATAAATGTAGGTTTAGCATAATAAAGTATTTGTAATGTTTGCGTTCCATCAGGAACTGGTGCAAATACAAACTCTTTACCAATCATAGTAAAATATCTTGGAGTACCTGATGTAGTTGCCAAGTCATTTCTATAAAAGTCATTTGGTGTTTGATATTCTAATTCATAATTTGGAGTTCCTTGAATATGAATATCTCTAATTTCTAACATATCTGTTGGAAAAGCGATTGTAGAATCTCCTGCTATAGTGCTTGCTGTTGATGATTTCAACATCTCTTGAACACGCAAATCTCTTGTAATTCTATGTTGTCCTAATTCTATAAAGTCAGGTATAGCAGTAGTTAAATCATCTCGACCAAGATAATTCTGTACTGTTGTCACGAATGACGTGTAATTAGTAAATGCCATTTATTGTCCTTATTTGTGTTTTACAAATACAAGATAACCATTGTCCATAGCAACTTCTTTTACTATGTCAAATCGTTCTTTA